GCCACGGTATGGGTTTTGCAATTGGAAATGTACTTAAGTATGCACAAAGGTATGGAAAGAAAGAAGGTCTCAATAGAGCAGACCTTTTAAAAATTCTACACTATACTATTATTGCACTACATGTACATGATTTGAATGAGGAAAATAAAAATGGTAATTAGTGATGATACCCTAAACGTTCTTAAGAACTTCGCTTCTATTAATCCAAATCTAGTATTCAAACCTGGTCAACAGCTTAAGACAATATCTGAAGCAAAGACCATATTGGCTAGAGCTACGGTTGTAGAAGACTTCCCACAAGAGTTTGGAGTCTATGACTTAAACGAATTCTTGTCAGTGTATAGCTTAATTGAGAGTCCTACTCTAGAATTTGAAGATAAAGCTGTATTAATTAAAAACAATGTAGGCGGATGTAAGTTACCTAATTCGCAGAAGATAAGATATTTCTTCTCAGAACCTGATATACTTACTACGCCTCAAAAAGATATTCAAATGCCAGATGCAGAAGTTGGTGTTAATCTCGAAGAAGATGTACTTAATCAAATTCGAAAAGCTGCTGCTGTACTTGGACATTCTGAATTATCCATTTCAGGAAAGGATGGTATTATAACTGCTTCTGTTGTCGACACAAGAGACAGTACATCTAATCTATTCGAGATTGAATTGGATAAAGATAACTCATGTAGAAATGAGTTTAACTTCGTGGTAAGTATTCCTAATTTGAAATTACTACCTGGTGATTACTTTGTAAGTATATCATCTAAGCTTATTTCAAACTGGACTAATGGAAATTATCCAGTGGAATATTTTATCGCTCTTGAGAAAACTTCGACATTTAATGTATAAATACAATCGAAGAGAGGAAAGATGCCAGGTGGGTCTTTCCATTTTGTTAACTACTTTGCAAAGGAGAAAATCATGGCAGAAGAAGTGAAAACTGAAAATGCTGAAGAGCAAGTTCAACTGTCTTTACAGGACATCGCCACAATGGTTCAGATTATCGACATCTGTTCAAAAAGAGGTGGATTCGAAGGTCCAGAACTTGAGGCAGTAGGCGGGCTAAGAAATAGAGTCGTAAGATTCTTAAATGCCGCTACCCCTAAAGATGGTGAAACACCAGAAGGTCAAGTACCTGAGGTTGTCGAAGAACCTGCAGAAGATTCAGCAGAATAATTATGAGGGGAGCAATCCCCTCTTATTTTAAAATAATATTATGAATTCAAATGAAAAATCCAATTTATTACTAGCATTACAACAAGGAATAGTAACAGTTTCCTTTGAAAAGATTGACACAAAAGAAATCCGTGTAATGCCATGTACAATTAATCCTACAATATTACAAGATAATGGAGTTGCAATGACTTTAAATATGAGTGCTGAGTCTGACCACTTTGTTGCTTGGGCTTTGGATAAAAAAGCATGGAGAAGTTTTAGATTAGACACAGTTATATCATGGGAGAAACAATGAACGAATTTTTATGGGTCGAGAAATATCGACCAAAGACAATATCTGAATGTATACTCACATCAGATCTTTATAAAACATTTACACAAATTATAGAACAAGGTGAGATTCAAAATATGATGTTCACTGGTACAGCTGGTACTGGTAAGACGACAGTAGCAAGAGCATTATGTAACGTATTGGATCTCGATTATATCATTATCAATGGTTCTGAAGAATCAGGTATTGATACATTACGAAACAAAATAAAACAATTTGCAAGTAGCGTTTCCTTATCGGGTGGATACAAGGTCGTGATTCTGGACGAGGCTGATTACCTGAATCCCCAATCCACCCAACCCGCTTTACGTGGATTTATTGAAGAATTCTCAGCAAACTGTAGATTTATATTAACATGTAATTTTAAGAATAGAATAATAGAACCATTACATTCAAGATGCAGTGTTATTGAGTTTGCTATTCCTAAGAAAGAAAGAGAAGCTCTTGCTAGTTCTTTTATGAATCGTATTATGAATATACTAAGAGAGGAAACAATTAATTATGATGAGCAAGTAATTGCTGAACTTATAATGAAATACTTTCCAGACTTTAGAAGAACAATCAATGAATTACAAAGATATTCAACCTTTGGTAAGATTGATAGCGGCATTCTTGTAAATGCTACTGATATTACTATTGATACACTTATGAGTTCTTTAAAAATGAAAGACTTTAAAAAGATGAGACAATGGGTTGCTGATAATATCGATATTGAACCTGCATCTATGTTTCGTAAGATGTATGATAATATGAACGAGCATGTTGAACCATCAAGTATTCCACAAATGGTTCTTATACTTGCAGACTATCAATACAAAAATAGTTTTGTTGCAGACCATGAACTCAATATGGTTGCATGTTGTACAGAAATTATGGCAGGAGTAAAATTCAAATGAACCCATTTGATTACTTAAAAGCAATCAATGAAACTAAGAAAGATGTCATGGTGGATGATATTGCAGAGAAAGAGTATAATCCATTTATAATCAATCGTGGACTTTCATTCTTTCGTGATACTATTCTCTATGCCAATGAGATGAATCGTTTCCATCACTTAGACCATCGCCTTCAATTTGATTTTTTTATAAATATAATTAAGAAGAAAAAGAGATGGTCCAAATGGGTCAAACCACAGGAGGTGGCTAATCTCGAACTCATCAAAGAATATTATGGGTATAGCAATGAAAAGGCTAAATCCGCATTATCATTAATGAGCAATGAACAAATTGAAGAATTGAAGAATAGGATTTATAAAGGTGGAAAACGAAAATAAACAAATCACAAATTGGCAACCAACCGAAATGTTGGAAGTCACTCTTAACGAACCCGATGACTTTCTAAAAATAAGAGAGACTTTGACACGTATTGGTGTCGCATCACGTAAAGATCAAAAGCTGTATCAGTCATGTCATATATTACATAAACAAGGCAGATACTTTATTGTACATTTTAAAGAACTCTTTCTCTTAGATGGCAAACCAAGCAATCTATTAGAGAATGATATTCAGCGTAGGAATACTATCTCTACGCTACTCGCTGACTGGGGTCTGATAACTATTGTAGATCCAAGTCGCGCACAGGACATTGCTCCTTTAAGACAAATCAAAGTAATTCCATTCAAGGAAAAGTCACAATGGGAGCTTTGTCCAAAATATAATATAGGAAATACTCAAACTAAGGAGTAAACCTGTATAAATATAACTGAATCGCCGATGGTCGGGATTCAAATTAACCTTGCTAACTAATAGGAGGAAATAAAAATGGTAGTAAGAAATAACTTGAACGTACCACGTTCGCTTTTTGTTGGATTTGATACATTGTTTGAAGACTTAGAAAGGATTCATTCAAGTGCTAGATCTAATAGTAATAATTATCCACCACACAACGTAGTAAAAATCGATGATGAAAAATTTCTCATCGAACTTGCAGTGGCTGGATTTACAAGAGATAATATCGATATCGAGCTCAAAGACGGTATTCTTAAAATCTCTGGTGAAGTAGAAAAGGATGAGCGTGAATACGCATATAAAGGCATTTCATCTCGCAAATTTGAGAAAAGCTTCCGACTCTCAGAATTTGTCGTAATAGATGGTGCGGATCTTGTGGATGGAATACTCGTGGTTTTTGCTAGAGTAGAACTTCCTGAAGAAAAGCGTCCTAGGAAGATCGATATAGGGTCTGCTGGGGCATCAAAGAAAAAATCTTTTTTGAAAGGCTAGTATCAGCGAAGCAATCCCAGTAGATTGTAATAAACATTTTACTGGAGATAACTATGAAAGAACTAATACACATGTTCTTAAAATATGATGATGTAAGAGAGACCCTAGGATTAGTATTGATAAGCATGACAACATTAACATTGGCACCTTTAACAATCTACCTAACATCTCTCTCATTTTGATTCATGCGGGGGTAAGAAATTACCCCCAACCTTATTGAAAAAAACGGTGTACATTTGCATCGAACTATGGTATAATATACATTATGTTACAATTCTACACTAACGTTTCTCGTTATGGAAATATGATTCTACTTCGAGGCTATGATCATGGCCGAAGAATTGAAAAGAAAATCAAGTACGAACCAATCCTTTTTACGAGCACAAATCTTCCCACAGAGTGGAAAGCACTTGATGGGACGCCTGTAGGTATTGCAAATGCTGGTAAAAGATTTGATTCTATGCGAAGTGCGAATGAGTATGTGACAGCAAACAAACATGTTGCTGGAAAACAAATCTATGGAAACACTAAATATATTCCAGCGTTTATTAACGATTATTATCCTGGAGATGTTGAGTTTAATCGTAATCTAATTAATGTAACAACAATCGATATTGAGGTTGCATCTGACGATGGATTCCCTGAGCCAGACAAAGCAGATCATAAGATCATTTCAATCGCATTAAAGAACAACATTAACAATACATATTTCATTTGGGGATTGGGTGACTATGATAAAGATCAATCTTATATGAAAGATCACATGGTTGTCTATCGAAAATTTGAACGTGAAGATGATCTATTAATTAACTTTATTACTCATTGGACTAATCATAGTCCTGATGTTGTGACTGGCTGGAACGTACGATTCTTTGATATTCCATATCTTGTCAATCGTATTAATCGTATGCTTGGTGAAGCATATGTTAAAAGACTTAGTCCTTGGCAAATGATCGATAGAAGAGATATTACAACAATGGGTAGAACACAAACGTCCTATGATCTTAAAGGTATTTCTATCTTAGATTATCTTGATCTTTTCAAAAAGTTTGGATACTCATATGGTCCACAAGAATCATATAAACTTGATCATATTGCAAATGTAGTTCTTGGTGAAAAGAAACTAAGTTATGATGAATATTCTAATCTACATACACTATACAAATACAATCATCAAAAGTTTATTGACTATAATATTAAAGACGTAGAGCTAGTAGATCGCTTGGAAGATAAACTTGGATTGATTACTCTTTGTATGACTATGGCATATAAAGGTGGTGTAAACTATAATGATACCTTTGGTACTACTCTCATCTGGGATACGATCATCTATCGAAGACTTTATAAGAATAAAATTGTTGTACCATTTGCTGAAGATAAAACAAAGTCAGCATATCCAGGCGGCTTTGTCAAAGATCCACAGGTTGGAATACATGATAACATTGTTTCATTTGACTTAAATTCGCTATATCCTTCGATCATTATGCAATACAATATGTCTCCAGAAACAATTGCAAATGGAGAAATAACTCAATTTGATATTGAAGCAGTACTTACTCAATCATCTAAACCAGACAATAAAGGTAAAGCATTGGCAGCAAATGGTCAATACTTTAAAACTGACACAACGGGTATTGTTCCTTTTATTGTTGATGAAATGTATAAAGAACGAGTTGAAATCAAAAAAGATATGATTGATGCTCAAAAGAAATTACAAAAGGTAGATAAAAATGACAAACAAGAATTATACAACATTGAACGAGATATTGCAATCGCTGAAAACCAACAAGTGGCGATTAAGATTCTTCTTAACTCTTTGTATGGTGCTATGGGTAATCGTTATTTTCGCTTTTTCGACCAAAGAATCGCAGAAGCCATTACCCTTACAGGACAGCTTACAATTCGATGGGCCGAATATGCGCTCAACTCCTATCTTAATCGTGTGCTCAAAAACACAACATGGAAAGACTATATCGTCGCAATCGACACCGACTCTCTGTATGTGGGCTTAGACGATTTAGTTCAAAAGTTTAAACCCAACAATACTATTGACTTTCTTGATAAGATATGTCAAGAAGCACTTGAACCAGAGCTTGAAAAAGCTTATGCAGATCTCTTTAATATGCTTGGCGGTGTAGATAATCGAATGGTTATGAAACGTGAAGCAATCGCAGATCGTGGTCTATGGACAGCAAAGAAAAGGTACATCCTTAATGTACATGACAATGAAGGTGTAAGATATGCTGAGCCAAAATTAAAAATCATGGGTATTGAAGCAATTAAATCTTCTACACCTGCACCATGTCGTGATGCTTTAAAAAGAATCTTTAGAGTTATTATGGAAAAGGATGAAGCCTCTGTACAAGAAGCAATTGAGCAATTCAAATCTTATTTCAAAACTCTACCGCCAGATCTGATTGCCTTTCCTCGAGGAGTGAGTAAAGTTCGCGAGTTTCAAGCAAGGGATACGATCTATAAAAAAGGTACACCTATACATGTGCGTGGATCAATTATGTACAATAAACTTATAGGTGATATGGCACTACAAAAGAAATATACTATCATCAATAATGGAGATAAGATTAAGTTTCTTTATCTCCGAAAACCAAACACAATTCATGAAAATGTAATTGCATTTCCAGACTACCTTCCAGAAGAGTTTGGACTTAATAATTACATTGATTATGAGCTACAATTCCAAAAGACTTTCCTCGATCCAATCGATCCAATCCTGGAAGCAGTTGGTTGGACATCAGAAGAAGTTGCTTCATTAGAGGATTTCTTTGGATAAAAAAATGAAATTAATTGTTTACAAATGCGTAAAAATGTGGTATAATAGATATACTTATGGAGAAAAAAATGTTATTAGTACGTTTATCCTCAGGTGAGGAAGTAATAGGTGAAGTCACTGAGACTGAAAACCTTATTACAATTAAAGATGGCTATACTCTTATTCCAGCTGGAGAAGGTAGAATAGGAATGATGCCATTCATGGCTTATACAAAAGCCAAAAATGGAGTTACAATCGATAAAAGATTTGTAATGTTTATGGTTGAACCAGGTGACGATTTACAAGATCAAATAAGAAGTATGAGTTCAGGTATTGTCACACCAAATAAGAAGATCGTAACATGAGCAAAGACTGGGTAAAAGACATTCATGATATGCAAACAAAGTATAAGACTCGTGAATGGGTTGAAAATGCTGATATAGAAAAGCTTAAAAGATTCCTTGAGTTTCGTATAGACTTTATACGAGAAGAACTCGATGAAACTGAAACAGCTTTAATTAGTATGGACTCAGAAGAAATTGTTGATGGTCTTATTGATCTTTGTGTTGTAGCAATTGGTACACTCGATGCATTTGGTGTCGATCCATACAAAGCATGGGATGA